TTAGACTGAGCCAATTCCATCTGAGCCTGTGGCGGGATGTCTGATTTCTCATCAATCTGAGCCATCGGATTCATGGCGGCAAGGCGGTCTGCAATCACATCAGCGCCAGGGAAGTCCATGTTCCTGAACACCAAGTCACCCGCAATATTGAATAGTTCCGCATTACCCGTGAGCAAAGGCATCATGCTTTCTACGGCTTGTTGTCTGCGGCTTTGGAAGCCTGGCCCTGTGTCCATCACCACATCATACTCACCCACAGTCACATCATTCAGCACTTCACCAATCTCATTGGCCTCATTGATGGTGGTCATGTCAGGCTGACCATCCGAGCCGATAATCCGCATCACTCTCTGTGTGTCGTAAATCTTTGGAATCAAATCCAAGATGATTTTGCCCGTGTGCCTAATGGAACGGGTCATATTGTCGTAGAAGTGAAAGTTTGACAGATCAACTTGGTTCTGTTGACCCATTAAAGCCTTACCTGAGATGTTTCCGCTTGGAAGTTGATTTGGATCAATGATGCCCAACACCATCTGCAAGTCTGCGGAAATAGCGCCAGCGGCCTCCATGATGCCTGTAGGAGGCGGTTCAGGCTGTAAACGGGTTGGAGTCGGTGCGGGTTGACCCTCAATGTCCTTCTGTTTGTATCTCAGCACAGGGGTTGACTTGATATTAGCCATCGCCCATTCGTTCTCGTGTCCCTCGTCTTGGCCTTCCGCAAGCAACCATTTAGCTTTAGGAGCAAGTGCAACGCTCTCGGTCATGGAAGTGCGCCAGAAGTTGTACATCCGCTGTGGGTCTTTGGCAAACCTGACAAGACCATATTTCTTGCGCTTGTCATCGACGATTACTTGTGCGCCATAGCAAGGCACAACGGGAATGTATTTGCCCGCCATCGTCTTTTCTTCTAAAACTTCCAATGCGGTGCATTTAATCCACTTCACGGCCTTGCGGAAGCTATCTCGCTCATCAATAACTGTCAGTCCCGCTGCCTCTACACGGGCAAAGAAGTTGTTAGAGTCAGCAAAGCCTGAAGTTCCATCGCTCAACAAATAGAGCTTGGCTCGTTCACGTTCAACATAGAAGTATTCAGCAACTCGAATGTCCTCTTTAGTAATCCATGAGGCGGTGTCATCACCAGTAGATCGCTGTTGGAAGTTAGCCCCATCATCAGCGCCTGGGTAATACTCACGAAACACCTTCTTGTCCATCACTGTGGTAATTAGGCATCGCTCGGCATCTGATCCGTCAGGCAGAATCGAGTTAGGGTCAAAATAGACTGTAAAAGGGTTGTCAATCGTATCAATAAAGATTTCCTGATCAAAGGAATCCTCCCGTGTGTAACGGGTGTTGATTCGCCAGTAACCCCATCCCATGCGAACTGCATAATCAAATGCGGTGTCGTAGGCCGTATCAGCGTTAGAGTTCACCTCAATGTGGCGGGTGATTCCCTCGATCACTTGAGCAATCTTGTAGTCTGCCAAGTTATTCACAGGGTGAACTTTGATGCGGGGGCGTTGCTGACGCTGTTGGTTGGTCACTTGCCTGATATACGCATCGATCTTATTAATGGTCAGGCATGGGCGTGATTCAAGATTACGGCTATTCTGAATCTCCACAGGCCATTGGTCGCCAGCGGCAAACTTAATGTCGTTTAAGGCTTCTGCCCGATTGGTAGAATCGGCATCATTAACCATGCGCCAAAACTTGATCGCTTCGTTGATCTTGTCTTTATTTCCAGTTTCGTCTTGGTAAGCCATATTCAGCCCTTTATTTCGTGCGTTATTATCTCACTAGCTCATCCAACTGCCAACAGTGGCAATTTGTGCTGATTTTTTTCGTTTTGTGGGTTCTTTAATCATAAGCGCAATATATCTAAATGCGTCAGCCCCGTGTGAGTAGTGATCATGCAGTGGGTTTCTGCTGAACTGGCCTGTATCAGGGTCAACCTCGTATCTGTAGTGTCTCAGACAAGCCAAACCATCTGCGGTGTGTTCCCTGTCAAAATAACAAGTCGGAAAGATTGTTCTTGCCGCATTAATTGAATCGAGAATCGGCACTCTTGGCATGATCTGAGTCTTAAACCCTGCGGCTCTTACGATGTCATCAATGGTGCGCCCTGCTGCCGCCAAGGTCTTATTCTCAGCGTCATGGGGTAACCAGATGGTGTCATAGACATAACCAAAGGTCTGCATAGTCGCCAGGTAATAGCTGATTGTCTTCTGGCTGTCCTCAATGTATCGGATAAGGCGGGTTTCCATGCCCACAAACTGCAAGAACCAAATGGCGGTGCTATCACTCCAACCCAAGTCAAAAACAGCGTGTACGGGCTTTGTAGCGTCATACGGCACACGGCAGATGCGCCCATCCTTCTCGGCCTGTTGCATTTCCTTGGCAAAGATCGCCCCATCCACAGTTTGTCGGCATAAACCTTCCCAGACTTGGTTGTAGGCTTCCTCATCCCTGACTTTTAGGGAATCTTTCTCAAGTTTCAGGGTTTCGGGAAACCAAGGGTTGTCGTACCAATTCACCTTCATTGTGATGCAGTCTGCGGGCGGTGTCGCCACAAACCTTTGATAAGTCTCGTCTGTCTCCAACTCGGGGTTAAAGCTGATCCATATCTCAGAGTCTTGCTTTCGAATGGTTGGAATCAAGATGTTCCATGACAGGCGGGAAGTCGTTTGTGCCTCCTCCACCCAACATATATCTACACCCTCATAACTTTTTATGTTTGAGACATTGTTTTTCAGGCCAACAAAGCTAAACTCTGTGCCATTTCTGCCTTTAATGCTTGTTTGGGTGATCTCATAGAAGCCCAATAGCCCTAAAGCCTCAATCTGGTCGCATAACAGCTTGTGAACCGAATCCCTAATACTTGTTTGAAATTCACGGGCGCAAAGGATGCGGATTGGGTCTTTTGCGCCTTTGATCAGTAACGCCCTAGATATTCCCCAACTCTTTGCCCCACCCCTGCCGCCATAAAGAACCTTATAACGGCTTTTTTTGAACAGACCTTCCAACTTAACAGGAAACTCTGCCCTTGCAATGGCATCAGTTACATCGCTCATTCGGGCTTAATGAATGTGACCTGAATCCCACCCAACAAAGGGCTGCCGTCTGCGTTCTCAATCGTTGTCGCCTGAATCGCCTTGCCATCCACTCGGTCAATGATTTCTTTAATCGCCCAAGGCTCTCCCGCTTCGGCTTGGCTTACCAATTGTTCGGCAATGCTTCTGAGGCGATGCGGCTCTTGCACTAAAACAAGGCGCAGTTTGTCATAGAACATCCTGCTTTTCGCAGCGTTCTGATTGCCAACTGGTGCGCCTCTTTCTGCCATTTGTAATAATTCCTAAGTAATTGTCGTTATTTAGTTAATTGGTTGACTATTGCGCTCAAGAACAGTCATGTGACTTGGATCAAAAACAACAAAATTTTTAGTGCCTACATTTTTGTAAGTAGCGTCAAAACCTTCTGCCTTTTTCTCATCAGCATAGCGTTGAGCTTGTTCTTTTGTAGCAAATTGATTTGAAGCATAGGGTTTACCCTTTACAGTCAAAGAGACTTCATGGGGTGAAAACCGGCTTTTCTCGTCTAAATACTTAACGCCACGAATCCCTGCGTCTTGCATGATTTTGCGACCAGCTTCATCTTTGCCTACTTTAGCCAGTAAGTCACCACCAAGGTCGTTCATGTCCAAACCCAATGATTTGGCTAATTTACGCACAACAATTGGTTGTTCTTTAATTGGTGCATCCCAATCCAACATTCTGCGGATATGGGTATCAGGAACATCAACCTTGTATAAATTGCCAGTTGGATTTACATTAAATTTATTTTCATCAATAGCTTTACTGATGTTTTTTGCCGAATTTATGTCTGCGTAAGGGTTGCCTGTGAAGTCTTGGACATACTTATCAAGTTGTGTTTTTAATTTTGGCAAGTCATTTCCATACTCAGCTACTAATTTTTGAACTTGATAATTATTTATGTCTTTAGCTATTGGTTGACCATCAATGGTCATTGATTTGGAAGCTAACACTTTTGCGTAATCTTTGGCAACTGATGGGTTTTGAGCTACATACATTCCAGACCCGTAAGCCTGTGCGCCTTCTCCTGTTCCCAATTTGCTTAAATCAAACCTCTCAAACACATGAGGCGATCCATGCCATGTGGTCATTCCAATTGGGTTGTATGCCTCTGCCATCTGTTGAGCTAACTGTTGGGTTTTTGGGCCGTAACCCATTCCTTCTTCAATAGCTTGATATGTCAGTTCATTTAAGTTTCTTGCCCTATCATTGGCAGAACCTAACATCTGCTCAAGGCTTGCACCTGGATTGCGGATAAAATCAGCCCCTTTCCGCTTTGCGGAGTCAATGGCGCTGTAAATGTCTGCAATCGTTGGCATTACTTCTTCT